TAATATTGATTGTTTATTTGACATTCTCTACAATTTTTTGACCTGTATAATAATTGGCCCAAAACAAAAATTCGCTTAATTTCCAACTCTCGACTTCCTTGAATGATACATTTTGTTTTGAACAAATCACATCAGTAAGCACTACCCAATTTCCAAACTCTTCAACAAATTCCCTTCTTAATTCGGATCCGATCGTTTCTTTTTCTGGCTCGCCGTACTGCGGCGGATTGAATACATAAGGGTAATTTTCATATAACCTTTCTTTCTGTTCTTCAAAGTCAGTAAGAACTTGCAGCATGTTATGAATGTAAACCCTTTTGCGCTTCACAAATATACAACAAAATTCATAATAATTTTGCTCTTCTTTAAATCTTTCACAATCAACAAAATCACCAAAAGAAAGATCTTCAATATTTCTGGTTTTTAATTTCTTTGTTGAGTTTTTTAAAAGCAACCTAGTTACCCACCAATTAGCCTTTACTTGTTCGCCTTGTGCCTGGAGCCGTGCGAAATGTTTGAGTGTAATTCCGAAAATCATCCTTTAATGAATTTTTTATATTTTTCTAAAAACATTGCTGTTACAATGTAGCGCAAACAGTCTGTAGCGTGTCCGTATTCTTGATAACTTTGCCCCGTGGTCTTATCTCTAATGACTTTTTTATTTACTTTACCGTCTTCATCTTCGGTGCAATATTGGTAATCATTAATCGAGTTCCTGCACTTCGAATCAAAACCAAGATCAACCCCTTCGATTTGCCCTGCTAAAATATCATTCAAGAAATGACGTGAAATTATAACACTTGGATTTGCTTTTGGTACTCTAAAAATAGGCTTCATTTTGGCAAAGTAGCCTTTGATTAGCAAATAAAAGTTTTGCCCTTTCTGCAACTTTGTATCTGATTTTTTTGAAGTGGCATCGCCATAAACGAACAATCCTTGCGTGTTGCTGCCGTATCTTTTTATAAACTCTTCACACGTATCTTTCAAAGTATTAAGCGGGTCCTTAAGCATAATTTCGTCAATTTGTCTAAGTGATCCGTTTTGGTTTTGAAATATATTACAAGTCAAGTAAGGCAATACGTTTTCATCAAAAACAACATGTAAAGGTAATGAAGGATCGTAATTGTAATTTGCAACGTGCTTTTCAGTTTTGAACTGTTTTAAGAACTCGCCACCCGTTCTAAGTTTACCCCAATGACCTAAAGCGTAAATGCTGTAGTAATTAATATCATTTAGCTTGTCACGTTCAAAATCAGCTATAACGTGTTTATCAATGAAACCGCCACCGTTACCATCGCCAACAATCCAAATATTGTCAAGATAGCATGTGCGTAAGACAATAGTATCGCCTGTTTCATTGATTTGTTTTTGCTGCAATTTTGTTGGTAAATCTGTAAATTTTTCATTGTCAAATATTTCTGTTTTAATAAATGATAGTTCAGATACTGGATTGAAAATACCGATAATCTGCTGGCCCGTCATACCTCTCAAACGTTTCTTTGCCTGTTTGAAGTCTGCAAAATCGAATTGGTTAAATTCCTCCATTACGATTTTTTTGAATCCAGAAAGTCCTTTAATCTTTTCAGAATCATCCAAACCTTTGAACACGGTAAAAGAACCTGTTAGTTTGCATTCGATGTAATGCTTTTGAATTTTGAAGTAATCAGATAAACCCCAATCGGAAATGATACGCTTAAAGTCTTCAAAAATAGAATTATCAATATCGGTAGAGAATTTTCGAAATATCAAAGAATTGTTTCCCGAATCCTCCATCATGTAAGTAACTGTTTTTTGAACCTTAGAAAAGGATTTTGAAGAAGAAGAACCGCCATAAATAAAAATGAAGCGTACGTCTTCATTATCGTATGCTTCGCTTATTTCGTGGTAAATTTCATTAAATACCCCGTCTTCAAATTCAATCGATTCTATACTTGGCAGAGTACTCATCAGCAGCTATTTTATAAAATTCTTTGACCTGAGCAACATTCAAAACATTCAAATCAAAAGTCTGTTCTTCAAATTTAAAAATGCACCAGCTCACAAAAAACATAAAAACGCATTTTACAGAATCGTTATCAGTGTCAATGCGAAGGAATAAAATAGAATTTTTTAGTTTAAGAATCTTCACGGCGGTTTACTTTTACTATTATTTTTTTCGGTTTTTGAGGGGTAACGTCTTCAACTTTTTCAACAAGATTATTCAAACGTTGTGTAATCGAAGCGTTATAAGTGTTTAACAATCCTCCGGTGATTTGATTTTCTCGAATTTCTTGTTTTATGTGCGAACAGATACCCATAAACTCGTCATAAACGCCGTTAGGATTATCAAAATATTGGTGAACTGTTCCGTAATTTTTATAACAAAAAACACAAAAACCATCAAACGTGTAAGGCAATCTCGGATAATCTTCAACCCTTTCACCATCTTTACCAACGTACTGAACTTTTGGCCATTTATGCGCTTCTTCAATCAAATGATCTTTGTAAGCTTGCCAAGCTAATTCAAGTTCGTCAGGACTGCGAAAAATTCTCGTCGGATGTATATTGCCATTCTTTGCCATAATTGTAAATTTTTAAAAAACCCGCCCTATCTCTAAGACGGGAAAAAAACTAAAAAAAACTAACCTAAAAAAAATACCCCCTACGAAATCCAAAGGAATCAGCTTTGGCACGTAAGGGGTTGAATTTTGTGATTCCGTGCAATCTCTGATTCTGATTGTTTAGCAAATATACAAACTTTTTTTGAATTACAATGTTTTTCAAGAAAAATAAAAAAAGTGTTAACTGTTAACAAGGGGGTTAACGGCTCTAAAGTCAATGATAGCAAGGGTTCGCAAGATTTTGTTAACGGTTAACAGGTTAACACTTGAATCGCGATGTGTTTTTGTATTTATATATTATATAGTATATATAATATAATATAATATAATATATTTATTTATGTTAACTGTTAACCGTTAACACTTTTCAATAAAGTCAATGATAGCAAGGGTTCGCAAGGTTTTTAGACTGTTAACTAGGTTAACAGTAGTTAACACTAAAAAACAAAAAAAAACCTACAATTAAGTAGGTTATGTTAATTTTTACTTAAAATACTTACTAACGGTTACGTTAGAAACATTCAAAATTTTAGCTATTTTTCTGTCAGATAACGTAGGATCTTTTTGCTTTAATAAAATTGCTTTTTCCTTGTTTGACATCCCTTTTGTTTCTGCAAGTATGTTATCAGCTTCCCTTTTTGATGCTGATTCATTTGAAACTAGATCATATTGATGCATGAAATATTTTAATAATTTGATAGCTTTTTCAACAGAATGAACTTTTACCTCACAAAATTTCAATGATTGAAAAGGGTAAACATAAACGCTGTCTAGTACATGAAATATCAGAATAAAACGACCAAAATAAGTCGCCATTTTCGAATAAGCAGATTTTGTTCTGCTGTCTAATTCAGATTCAAAACCTATCAATTTTTCGATATGATGATTGTAATCAAACCAGCAATCGAATGATTCTTTATTCATTCTGTAAAAATCTACCGGTACATCTTGTTCGGGTTCGTTGTGTTGTGATTCATTTATAAGTTCATACAATCCCGTCACATAGTTATCGTAATTTGTTTTTACATTTTCATCCACATCCTCTTTTGTAAGGTATCCAGACCGCTTATTTCCGCTTACAAATAAAAATCTATCCCAAAACCCGTTATCTTGTAAATGGGCCGTCATACACGCTGAAAGCACGTTTGGCTGAATACCTCCAAAAATGTTTAAGTGAGCGTTTGGCAAGTGTGCTGATTTTGCAATTTTTCTATCACTTGAAAGATCTTCATAGGAAAATGCTTGTAAATACTTTTCGATGTCAGAACCTCGGCCACCTGTGTATTTTCCAGAATTCGAAATCAAAGAAGCAATTTCACCCATTATAATAGCAAGGCCTTTTTTATTTTGTGAATGCAAATTAATATACTGTTCAATTGTTGCGTCTGGAGTAAAAAGCCTTTCAAGTATTGGCGGGTCCGCTGTGACATCTTCGCTCATTGCTTTTTGCTTTTCTTCGAATATTTTGTATTTGTCACGTGCAATTTTCTTCAATGGGTTCATCATTGCGTTCGTAGAGGGTGTTTTTTTGTCACCTGATTCACCAATAATAACAATCCATAACATACACCATTCACGCCAAGAATCTTTCAAAATAATAGCCTTGGATCTATTTATAGAAATTCCGCAAATGCACAAAAAAGCTGCTGCCATAAAATTTGGATTTGCGCCCATCTTTTCCTGTAGCTCATGGATGTATTCGGTGACTTGCTCAGGAAATACATCAATAGGGAAATTGTCAAAAGTTTCCTCTTTATTCAAAATTTTGTCTAGTTCTAGGTTTATCATAGTAAGTCAGCTATATCGTCACCAATATTGGCTTCGGGGTTATTTTCTAAAACATCACTAACGGAAATTGAAAAACCAATTTCATTCAATTTTTGCGCTTTTTCATTCCAATTTTCAAAACATCCTTTGTCTGGGAATGCTACTATTTTTCGAAGGCGAAGCGGTGCGAGCATTTCAATTTTAAAACCACCAAGGGAACCGCAAGCCATCCATAACAAACGAGGTTCGTTTAAGTGCATCAGTACTGCGGTCTTTTCACTTTCAACTATACCAATAGGCATATCAGGGTATTCTTTTGAAAGGTGCAAACCAAAAAGGCACTGCTTCAGGTTAAAAGGTTGTTTGTGCATCCAATTGATAGCAGATTTTCCGCTTTCATCTTTTATACGCTTGCCTGTTACGGGGTTGTACTCCATTATCTTACCGGATCGGATCCTTTCGAGTTGGTCAATTTGCCAAAAAATAACACTATTACCTTTATCAGCAAGAAAATACAAACTTTCAACTTCTTTTACTTTTTCTTCTGGGTACTTTGATCGTAAGTATTGAAGGAAGTTGTTATTGTTTGGTAGCAGATAATGATTATGAAGAACCTGAAGGTTTATATAGTCGGTTTTGATTTCTACGGCTTCAAATTTTGGGGTAAAAATTGGCTCGTTTGATTGTGGTTTTTTGTGATAACCACAATTTTGTTCACGGTCACAACGTCCTGCTTCAATTTCATTTCCTGATTCTGTTTCAATATATGGGACGTAGGTTTTTTTATTGCAGTTAGGACAAAGATCTTTCTTTGATCCTGTACGTAGGTAGTAGCGAAAATTGGTCATAGCTTTTCAATTAATGCGATTTCAGAAATTTTCCAATTATGCCATTGCAAACGTGCATCTAGTGTGGGCCTAGAAATCCCAATTTGTTTAGAAATTTCCTCTTTTGTCTCAAAATCAAGTTTTCGCTTGATTTTCATAGTAGCTTCATAGTTAGTCATTGTAAATTTTTTTACGTTTTTAGCGAATAAAAAACCGCTATTTTTTTAGCGGTTCGGTAAATGTAAAACATTTTCCGTGGTATGATATTATTTTCATTGTTAAAAATTCGCCTTTTTTCAATTTTATCGATGAAAGATACTTTTCTGAATCCTTTTCATAACTATTACTATCGGTACATTCTAGCTTTTTGTTAAATGAATTTGTCGAAAATTCTACCAACATTATTGTATTGGGTGGTATTTGGCCGATGATTTTCATTACAAAAAACTTTTTAATCTGTTCCTGAAAATCCTCTAAACTTCTAACTAAAATGTAATTACTGTTCATCGCTTTCATTTTAGCTTCAATTTTCTTTTGCGAGGTGTCTTGATCGTTTTTCTCATTTTTTACCTCTACCATTACACAGCGCCCGTTTGGTAAATGTACAATCAAATCTGATATCCCCGGCACCATTCCGATTTGCATTGTTTTTTTTACGGAGAATGCAACGGCTTGCCTTATTGCTTTGTGGAACCTAGCAGGAATGATGTTTGGGATATTTATTGAAAAACCATTAGGCACCGAATGAATGATGTAATCGGGGTAAGTGTTATGAAAGTAGGTAAAAATTTCTTGCTGGATTTTTGATTCTTGTTTCATTTTTTGCAGTTTTCTAACATCATTGCCTTTTCAATCAGAAAATAAACGATAATATCATCGTATTTTTCATTAACTTTTTCAGCTTTTGGTAATTTACCCGCCTTAAGATCATTTCGAATGTCTTCAACAGAAATAAGGTGCTTTAATAAAAAACCTTGTAAAACTTCTGAGGGTGAATTTCCGCTAATTTCAGAACCTCTTTCAAAATTATGAAATGGATTCGAATTTCTGCGGTATTCCTTGCCTTTTACAATCAATAGATTATTGATTTTTTCTAGTGTTGAAGAAATTGATTCTTCAAAAAATTGTTCTCTTTTGCTCATTTGTTGTGTTTTTTAATGATTCTGTGTACAGTTGCTTCAATTGTTTTTGGCTCCAAATTCTATCCCTCTACAATTTGAGAAAGAGCCACTTTACTAGGAAGTTTTTGCAAAGATATGAAAGAAACTAGCTTTTCATATTCTCTAATTATTTCCTGGGTTTCTTGCTCACCATTGTTAAAAACAATATTGTAATCCCTTTCAATTAGCGGAGAAATTACTTTTATCATTGCTTTTATTTGTTGCTTAAGTCTTTGTTTGTCATAGTGACCGCCTTGTAAAGTTTCAAGGTTTTCCGCTAGCATTTGAAGCAAAATAATTGTTTCAAGCAGCGTGAGTAGGTTTTCTTCTTGATGTTCCATTTTTTATAGATTAAATTCGTAGCCAATCATTGCGCCGTTAGTGCTATCAAAAGAAAATGCAAATCTTTTGTATTGAACCTGGGCACCAACTGATCTGTAAACGTTTTGC